CCCTGAAGAAGACAAGGGTAGAGCCAGAAGAGCGGAAGGTGCAGAGCCTGACATTCCCAATGATGAAGAGCTAGAATCTTATAGCGAGGGCGTTCAGAAGCGCCTGAAGAAAATGAAATGGGAATTTCATGAAGAGAGGCGAGCTAAAGAAGAAGCTGCTAAACTAAAAGAAGAAGCAGTAAGCTACGCTCAAAAAATTAAAGAAGAGAACGATAAGCTTAAAGAAACACTTGAGAAAAGTGAGGGTGTTCTTGTTGATCAGGCTAAAGGCAGGATTGATTCACAAATCGCTCAGGCTAAAGGTAAGCTTAAAGAAGCTCATGAAACGGGTGATACTGATGCTCTTATCGATGCACAGGAAAACCTTACAAATCTTCAGAATGAGAAGTTTAGATACGATAACTATACTCCTCCAAAAAGAAAACAAGCTCAAGAGTTTGAACCCAATCAACAACAACAGAAACAACAGCCTCCACCGCAAGCTATGGAGTGGTGGAAAAACAATACTTGGTTTGAGGGAAATTCTAAGGGGGACAAAGCCTTAACTGGTTTCGCAATGGGTGTACATACAGAATTGCAAGCAGAAGGTGTTGTTTTAAATTCAAAAGAGTATTATGATAAGATAGACGCTGCCATGATGGAAGCGTTTCCAGATAAATTCGGCGTTGCGGTAGAGGAGCCTACATCACAGCAACCCCGAACAGGAGCCGTGGTTGCCCCTACGTCCAGAACGTCTAAAAAACCACGCAAGGTGAAGCTAACTCCGACCGCAGCCGCACTCGCGAAGCGACTGGGTCTAACTGCAGAACAATATGCCGCGCAACTAATGAAGGAAAATTGATATGACTGATAGAACTCCACGCACTACAGAAACTAGAGAAAAAACAGTTCGTAAAAAGGGATGGTCTCGACCATCTTCGCTACCTACCCCCGAACCAAGGGATGGATTACACTTCCGTTGGATTCGCACAGCAACTTTGGGTAATAGCGACAATACTAATGTTTCGGCTCGATTTCGTGAAGGCTATACACCAGTCAAGGCTTCAGATGTTCCTGAGTTAACCGTTGTGTCTGACATCGATTCTCGATTTAAAGACAACGTGGAAGTAGGTGGACTGCTTTTATGTAGTATACCTGCAGAAATTGCTGAAGAACGTGTCGAGGTTCAACTCGAACAGGCTCAACACGCACAGGATGCGGTAGATCGTAATTTTATGAGAGAAAACGATCCTCGTATGCCAGTGTTGAACCCTGAACGTTCCACGCGCACATCGTTTGGGAAGTAACCAAAAAGTTCAATTGAACTTCTAGGGAGCTTTCTTAATATTAATTTGGTTAGGAGGAAGAGCAAATGGCTAGTACAGCAGCTCCCCAAGGCCTGAAGCCCGTAAAACGTGCTGATGGCATGCCCTATGCAGGGGCAACTACTACATACCTGATCGATCCTGCGGGCGAGGCGACCAATATCTTTAATGGTCAAGCCGTTACGCTAGGTGCAGATGGGTTTATCGCACTTGCCGGTGGCACAGGTGCGGATATAACAACCAACAACTTAGGCGGCAGTAGCGTTGGTGCTATTGGTGTTTTTGTAGGTTGTGAGTATCAGAACGATGAAGGTCAAACAGTTCATTCGAACTATTACCCTTCAGGTAAACTAAACGCGAAAGCTTTAGTTGTTGATGATCCAAACGTGCTTTTTCAAGCACAACTTGATGGTACAGGAGCGCAAACAATTATTGGTACTATTACCAAGTTTGCAGCAGTGCAATCAACTTCGACTGGGAGTACCGCAACAGGTAATTCCAATTCAGCACTAGATGCGACTGTCCAAACTACGGTTGGCGCATTTAAAATCGTTGGTCATGTATCTGATCCCGGCGATGCGTTCCCAGATGTTCTGGTTCGTATCACCAATGGCGCTCACATGATGACCATGAACTCTGGCGTATAGGGAGACTGACTAATGGCTATTTCACGCGCACAGCTCCTTAAAGAGCTACTTCCCGGGCTAAACGCATTGTACGGCTTGGAATACGACAAATACGAAAACGAACACTCAGAAATTTATGAGACAGAAACTTCAGACAGAAGCTTTGAAGAAGAAGTCAAATTAAGTGGTTTTGGGGCAGCTCCTGTGAAAGCAGAAGGTGCAGCAATTTCGTATGATAACGCACAAGAGCATTATACTGCTCGATACAACCATGAGACCGTTGCAATGGGTTTCTCTGTCACTGAAGAAGCGATGGAAGACAACTTGTACGACTCATTGTCTGCTCGATATACAAAAGCACTAGCTCGCGCTATGGCTTATACCAAGCAGACTAAGGCTGCAGCTTTGTTGAACACAGGTTTTACAAGCTTCAACTCAGGTGATGGCGTTACATTGTTTAGTACTTCACACCCAACTGTAGGTGGTGGTACAAACGCTAACAGGCTTGCAGTAAATGCAGACTTGAACGAAACCTCACTAGAGCAAGCAGTTATTGATATTTCAGCGTTCACAGATGAACGTGGATTATTGATCGCGGCTCGCCCTCGTAAGTTAATCGTTCCACCTGCGCTAATGTTCGTGGCAACAAGACTGCTACAGACAGAGCTTCGCACTGGTACAGCGGATAACGATACAAACGCATTGCGTTCAAATGGATCAATCCCTGAAGGCTATCGTGTGAATCACTATCTAACGGACACAGATGCGTTCTTCATCACAACAGATATTCCAAATGGTATGAAGCATTTCGAGCGTACCGCTATGGCAACATCTATGGATGGAGATTTCGATACAGGTAATGTTCGCTACAAAGCTCGTGAGCGTTATTCTTTTGGTGTATCAGATCCGTTAGGAATGTTTGGTTCCCCCGGAGCGTAAACTATGGTATAGAAGAAGTGTCCCTCTAAAGGGGATATTTACTTCTCCCAGTAAATAGGGGCAGCTTGCAGGAGTTGCCCCTTTCTTTTAAAGGGATAAAATAATGTCAAATGAGCTAGAGAATTTTGCGTTTGCTTTTCGAGAGAAATCAAGAGTATTTGGGTATGTACCCGATAGTATTGTTTGCACATATAAAGTTAGTGAAACAACAGCGGTTGTTTGGTATCGATCTAATCAGTTTCAGGTTGAGATGTTTGTTGTCCCTCCTAATTTTATTATTCCTGAACATACACACCCTAATGTAGAAAGCTACGAGATGTATTTAGGTGGAGATATAGCGTTTTCTCATAGTGGATATTGGGTTACAGAAAATGATCTAATTAAGTTTCCCAATTCTAACGATAAAAAGGGCGCACTAATTAAAGTTAGAACAAATGATAGTCATGGTGGGGTGTTTGGGCCTAGCGGTGGGGTATTCATGTCCATTCAACACTGGCTTAATGGAGTTAAACCTCATTCTGTAGCTTTGGATTATGATGGGGTTGTTGCGGATAGCAATCATTTACGAGATGTTAAGCACGGAGAAGCAAAGGAAAAAGCTGATCTAACTTGGAAAGATGCGGCCTCATTAGCGGATTCTCCTCCTGTATTTCCAGTTCAGGCGTCTGAAGTTCCCTCTTTCTTTTTGTGAAATGTATGTTATGGTATTTGCAGGGGAAACATTAGCCTTGCAGACAGGACACCCCCCGACCTGACGTTGCACAGACTGCTAGGCAAAAACCTTGTGCAAGGGGTATATATTATGGCATCAACTACATTTTCAGGCCCAGTTACAGCCACTTCTGGCTTTGTGGGCGACATTAAACTTCCAACATTTACTGTGGCTTCAGCACCATCTGCTTCAGCAGCAGGTGCAGGAACAATTATTTTTGTTTCAAATGGAGCGCAGGGAAATCCTGTTTTAGCTTATTCTGATGGAACAAACTTCCTACGTTGTGATACTCGCGCTACCATAGCAGCTTCATAGGTGAATCATGAGTAGATTTGCACCACCAAGCGCGGAAGAACTGGCAGCTCGTGGTTTAGACGCGGATGGAAATCCATTGAAAGTCTGGACTAACAAAGTTCGCGCAAGAAACAGCGATGGAACGCTTAAAGCAGATGATCCGAACACGCCTGAGAACGAGGCATGGGAAGAATCACCTGTTAAAAAGCGCGGTCGCCCTAAGAAGAAAGGGTAAGCTATGTCTAGTGATGTAAAGGCAAAGCGTGTCACAGGAACAGGCTCACTCGCAGTTGGCCCTGCTCGCATACGGCAGATACATGTTTTATCAGGATCGGGTACACCTCGATTAACTATCTCAGATGGTAACGGTGGGGCTACAGTTCTAGATTTGGATCTAAAAGCTTCTGACGTTCATGCTGTCAATATCCCAGACGATGGGATTAGAGTTAGTGATATTCATGTAGCTACTGCTACGGCACTAACAGCTATAACAATATTCTTTAATTAATGTTATGGCTGCTCGCAAAGGAACTATGAAGGGTCACTCCATCAAGGGGGGGCAAAAACGCCCCACCAAAAAAGGTGCGGGTATGACCGCTAAAGGTGTAGCTAAGTACCGTAGAGATAATCCCGGTTCTAAGCTTAAAACCGCTGTGACTGGCACAGTTAAAAAAGGTAGTAAGGCTGCTAAAAGGCGTAAGTCTTATTGCGCCAGATCTGCAGGGCAGATGAAGCAGTTTCCAAAAGCAGCAAAAGATCCAAACAGTCGCCTAAGACAGGCTAGAAAAAGATGGAAATGTTGATGAAAGCGCAAGACGTATTAACGATTATGGAAAAACATGAAAAAGAATCTGACAAGCGTTTTGAACGTATTGAGAAGCAACTAGAACGTCTTGATATGCGGCTGTGGGGCATTGCTGCTCTGATTGTTGCTGCGGCTGTAGCGGGAAAGCTTTTATAATGGCTATCTCAAGAGCGAATATGAGCAAACAGATAAGGTCAGGTAAGATGAAAAAGAAAGTTGTTAAGAAAAAAGGTGGCAGCAAAGTGCTTGGTAGCATCAGTCCTTTGTATGGAATGATTTCAGGTGAGGGCGCTTTTGGAAAGCTAGCAAGTGCAGGTTTTAGCCCTGCGGGTATGCTTGCAAAACAACAAAAGAAAAAGAAGCAGATGCGAATGCAGGAAGCAGTCCCTGTTGCAAAAAATGGCGGTCGCATGATGTCTACTGGCGATGATGCAAAAGACTTAAGTATTGTTCGCATGGGTAAAGGTGGCAGTCCCAAAAAGAAGTCTAAGAGCCGCGTCAACGAGGCAGGTAATTATACAGATCCTGCAAAGCGTAAACGTATATTCAATAGAATAAAGGCAGGTGGAAAGGGTGGCGCTCCGGGTCAGTGGTCAGCCAGAAAAGCTCAGATGATGGCAAAGGCTTATAAAAAAGCAGGTGGAGGCTACAGAGATTAATGGGAGAAATAGAGAAAGATCTAAGAAGTTGGTCAAGTGAGGTTTTAGAGGTTCCAAACTCTAGCCTTAAAGGTCTTTCTCCATGTCCCTACGCTAAGAATGCTTGGGAAAAAGATAAAGTATTAGTTGTGCAAACAGATGATATATATGCAGACAGCCTAAAACATTGTTCTGATTTTATCCTATCTAATAAGGAGCTTGTTGTTGTCGCTTCATATGAAGTTCCAGAATTAGATAAATTTAATAAATATGTTCAAAACCTTAATATACTTTTTGATAATCTACATTGCATGGAATTTCATCCCGATTACGGTGCGGATGATGCAAACCTAGACTTTCTTTCAGATAATGACTGGGAAAGCTTAATAGATAGACACTATTGTATGGTGTTTATTCAAGACCTAGAACAGGTGGTTCGAGCAAGTGATAAGTTGCATACTTTAGGTTACTATGATGTGTATCCTGATGAAGAGTATGAAGAATTGGTCGTTAACAGAAAAAGGAGACTTGACGATGGCTATGAAACCTAGGGCTATGAAAAAGAAGCCAGTTGCTATGAAGCGTGGTGGAAAGAAAATGATGCGTGGCGGTATGGCTAAAAAGCCTATGGCTATGAAGCGTGGCGGTTCGAGTAAAGCAACAGCAGGGCCAAAAAGTTTTACAAAAAAAGGAAGTGGTAAAACTACTAGACCAAAACCTGCAAAGAGCAAAATGCAAATGTTAAAAGACGCAGCTAAAAAAGCAGGAAAGAAGTTGTTCTAAACAATGCCGTTAAAAAAATCACAGAAAAGCCTTAAAAGTTGGACTAAGCAGAAATGGCGTACCAAAAGCGGTAAGCCATCTACGCAAGGTCGTAAGGCTACTGGTGAGAGATACCTGCCTTCTGCAGCCATAAAATCCCTTAGCGCTGCTGAGTATTCAGCTACCTCCCGTGCTAAGAGAAAAGGTAAGAAGGCAGGTAAACAGCATGTGGCTCAACCCAAAAAGATAGCAAAGAAAACGAGAGGGTATAGATAGCAATGCCCCGAAATTATAGAAAAGAATACGATAGTTACCACAAATCTTCTACACAGAAGAAGAAAAGAGCATCTCGAAACACGGCACGATCTAAGATGGTTAAAGCAGGTAAGGCAAAAAAAGGTGATGGAAAAGACGTTGATCACAAGAACGGAAATCCTCGTGATAACTCTAGAAAAAACCTTACGATGAAAACAAAAGCTAAAAACAGGAGTTTTCCCAGAAACTCTAAAGCCAAGAAACGGTAGGATAAAATGGCAGTCGTTACACCAGATTTACCTGACATATTTGAAGAAGCTTATGAACGCGCAGGTCTAGAGCTAAACACAGGTTACGATCTTCGAACAGCGAGGCGTAGCCTTAATATTATGTTGCTTGAATGGCAGAATAGAGGTCTAAATCTTTTTACCGTTGATTCAGGTGTTTTGAATGTAACTGCAGGTACAGAGACTTACACTATGCCTGTAGACACCATAGATGTAAT